CATCTTTGATGTGTGGGAGCGCGGCACGCGGCGCTACCTGGACTTCGATGACGCGGCGCAGATGCTCCGTCACCTTGGTCTGCCCACCGTGCCGGTGTTGTTCGATGGGCCGTGGTCGCCCGACCTGCGCTCGCTCGCCGAGGGTCAGAGCACACTTGACCCGTCGCACGTTCGCGAGGGCATCGTGGTGCGTCCTGTTCGTGAGCGGCGGGATCACGAGCTTGGGCGTGTGGTGCTGAAGTTGCACGGCGAGGGATTCCTTGTCGGCAAAGGCAAGAGCCACAATAAGCTACCAGAAACGATCCGCACTAAAAGTGCAAAGGTCACATAAAGGAGAAGCATGGAAACGAAAACGAAGCCTGGTAACGAGTTTATCGCGGAGTGCAGGATCGATCCGACGAACCTGCAAGACGCTTACTGCCGGCTGCCGGCCGATGTGGCGTATTGGGGCGAGCAGTACGCGGACGCCTGTGCTCGCGTGCTCGACACGAAGCAGAGCAGCGAGATGTTGTTCGGCGACCTGTTCGGCGATCCGTCCTTTCATGTTCGGTTGGAGGAGAAGCTGGGCAAGAAGCCAACAGTGGACGCCCTCAAGGGCGCCATCGAGCAGGAACCGGAGTACATCGCCGCACGCGAGAAGGAGAGCGCTGCAATCGTGAGCAAGGTGCGTCTGCGCTGCCGGCTCGACGCACTTCAGGCGCGTCGAGACATGCTGATCAATCTTGGTGCACAAGTGCGCGCCGAGCTGCGGGGCGGCGTTTCGCTCCGTGATGACGAAGAAAGCAACAACAGGAATGAGGACTGATCAATGACAAGCAACATGAAGCAGTGGGCACCGATCGAGGACGAGGCAAACGAGGAACTGGAGAAGGAACTGAAGGCTGGGCGCAGCAATGAGTTCATGAAGCTCAAGGTCGGCAAGAACCGCGTGCGCTTCCTGCCGCGTGATCCCAAGTGGAAGTCTCACATCAAGATCATCCACGAGCATTTCGTGGATGACATACCGGGCAAGACCGGGAGTTTCCGCTTTGCCTGCCCCCGGAGGCATGGCGCGGGGGCGCGCTGCCCCGAGTGCGAGCGCGGCGACGTGCTGCGCCGCGGCAACAATGTCGTGGATCGGGAGCGGGCGAAGGACCACTACCCGAGCACGCGCAACTATTCCAACGTCATCGACCGCAGCGACGAGGGCAGCGGACCGCGCATCATCACCTTCGGCTCAACCATCTTCGACCAGCTCAAGGCGATCTTCGACGACAAGGCGGACGGCGGCGACTACACCAACCCTGGCGACGAGGGCTTCGACATCATCATCACCCGCACAGGCACCGGCAAGCAGGACACGAAGTACGCCGTGAGCGCGGCGCGCGCGCAGTCGGCACTCTCTGAGGACCAGGACGAGGCCGATGGGTGGATGGAGACGATGTGGTCACTCGACTCCTATAGCGCGGTACTCGCTGCTGACAAGCTCCTCGACGCGCTGGCGGGCGAAGACTCGCGTGGCGGCCGAGCTCGGGCCGCGTTGCCGGCGGTGAGGTCGAAGGGACGCACGGCGCAGCAGGACATCAAGGAGGAAGACGACGAGTAGTGGCAGGCGCGGCTTGGCGAGGCCTGGCGCGGCCGGGCGCGGCATCGCAACGCAGGCAAGGCAAGGCGGGGCGTGGTGAGGCCAGGCATGGCCTGGCGAGGCACCGCAGCGTAGACAAGGCGAGCTTGGCGAAGATCAACGAAAAGAAGTGAGGAACAAATGGAATACCAGAGCGGAACGAACATGGTTGTGCGGGAGAAGAAGGGTGTCGTGATCGAGAAGGAGCTGACGCGCCTCTACAAGCAGCACAAGCGGCTTACGCCGCAGCTCATTGTGGACATCTCGAAGGATGCGCAGTCGAAGCTGCACAAGTTCTTCGAGTGGAACGACGGAGCTGCCGCCGAGAAGTACAGGCTGGCGCAGGCGACACAGATCCTGATGGCCAGCAAGTTCATGGTGTTGCTGCACAAGCAGGCTACGGACGCGCTGCCGCAAGCTGTCATGGCGCGGCCGGTGCGTAAGTTCCTGCCGCAGCTCGGGCGCGGCTCTGACTTCAAGATGCGCAACGAGGTGTTGGATGCGGCCGAGTCGCGCGTGGCGTTCATTGCACGCAAAGTCAGTGTTCTCAAGTCGTGGTGCGCGGGTGTGATCGACGTGACTGAGCTGGATGAGATCCGAGAGGCCATCGAGAACGCGGTGGGCAACTTCGCATCCACTCCGTGATCGCGGTTTCGCAGGCCTGGCGAGGCGAGGCCTGGCCCGGCGCGGCGTAGAGAGGCACCGCAACGCAGGCATGGCACGGCGAGGCCTGGCGCGGCCGGGCTTGGCCAGGCACCGCAACGCAGGCAAGGCGAGGCGGGGCGTGGCACGGCTTGGCAAGGCACCGCAATGCAGGCAAGGCACAGAGCGGTGTAGCACGGAACAACAACTGAACGGAGGAAGAAATGGTACGTAAATACGAGAGCATGGACAAGAAGGCGAAGAGCGCGGCAGAGAGCGCGGGCAGCGTCGTGATCGAGCAGCCCAAGAGCTTCATGGTGGCATTGGAGGTCGTCGGTTTGGCGGCACTCATACAAAACAACTTCTCGCAGAAGGCGATGGAACAGATGCTCCGCAAGCACATGGGTTTGAGCGTCCAGCGCGAAGCCAAGGTGCCGGCGAAGTGTATCGAGGACGCTACGATCCGCAACGTTGCGGAGCAGGTGTGCATCCCACCTACGGCCTTCAAGAAGGCGATCCTGACGGCCAGCACGCAGACCAAGGGGCTGAGGAAGACACAGCTTCGTACGCAGCTCTACATCGATGGGCAGTCGATCCCCATCAAGTACAAGGAGATGATACCACGCCTGGATATGGTGCGAACCAGCGGCATGACACGCACGCCCGACGTGCGCTTTCGTCCGATGTTCACGGACTGGTCGGCGCGCATCGTGATCACTTTCGCTGACACCATCGCCGTGCAGACGGTGGTGGATTTGCTCAACCGCGCCGGCAAGGTCGGGGTGGGTGAGTGGCGGCCCGAGAAGGACGGCGTGTTCGGTACGTTCGTCGTGGCGCGGCACATTGACGATCCCCAGGAGCTCGCGGAGGTGCGTGAGGCGTGCTCGGCGGCGCTCCGCCCGCTCGTCATTCCCGAGTGGGCCATGAACGCGGAGATCTCGCCGCAGTTGCTCGCACGCATCGCGGGCGGAAAGGATGATGAGTCGGAGGATGCTGAGCAGCCGGAAGATGCCTAGTGGCAGGCGAGGCGAGGCACGGCACGGCGAGGCATGGCGAGGCATGGCATCGCAACGCAGGCGTGGCTCGGCTCGGCGCGGCGAGGCGGGGCCAGGCATGGTCGGGCACCGCAACGCAGGCGGGGTACGGTGAGGCATGGCGCGGCATGGCTGGGCAAGGCAACGCAGGCCCGGCATCGCAACGCAGGCGAGGCGTGGCCGGGCCCGGCCTGGCGCGACGAGGCACCGCAACGCAGGCGCAGCTAAACGCGAGCAGATCGCATAAAGGAGAAGCATGAGCAAGAGAGCCGAGGACGTGGTGTTGAAGGCACTTCAAGCGAAGCATGGGAAAGAATCCGCTGTGCTGTTGGGTGACAACGACGCGCGTTGCGTCGTTTCCGAAGTGATCCCAACCGGGCTGAACGTGCTTGATCACTACGTCCTCGGCGTCGGGGGGTTGCCCGTCGGACGCATGAGTGAGCTGTACTCAGAAGAAGGCACTGGCAAGTCGAGCATCATGCTGCGTTGCATTGCACAAGCGCAGCGAGGTGGGGGCGTCGTTGTGCTCGTCGAGACGGAGGGCGCGCTCGATACAGCATGGGCCGCAAACGTGCATGGCGTTGATCTCGCCAGGCTCATTCTCATCGAGCCCGGCTGTCTGGAGGATGCCACGCAGGCGATCGAGACGGTGCTCAACTCGTGCTGCGGCAACGCCGCTGGGCCGTCGCTTGTAGCTTGGGATAGCGTCGCGGCGACGCCTACTCGTCGTGAGATCGACGATGGGTTGAGCGGAACGGATCGCGTGGGCGACCGGGCAAAGGCGTTGAGCAAGATGTGTCGGGCGCTCATCGTCAAGCTCAAGGGGTGCCGCGCGCACCTCATGCTCATCAACCAGGTGCGGGACAACATCGGCGTCAGCTTTGGCGACAAGTTCACGACGCCCGGCGGGCACGCCATCAAGTTCCACGCGACGATCCGCCTTCAGCTTCTCGGAGGTAAGGCGTACAAGGACGACGACGGCGCGCATCTAGGCAAGGACGTGACGGTGCTGGCGAGCAAGAACAAGCTCCACGCGCCGTGGCGTAAGGCTCGGCTGAGGCTCGACTACAAGGATGGATGGAATGAGGAGTGGAGCACGCTCACGCACGCCAAGGAGGCGGGTGTGATCGAGCCGCGCAGGCGCGGTGCAGAAGCATACTCTGAGGCGTTGGACAAGCTCGGGTGGAAGTGAGGCATGGAGATGATCTTGACGGTAGAAGAAATGGCGGCGTTGCGACGTGCAATTTCAGCGGTGGGGGAAGGAGATGAATTGCTTGATGAGGAGGAGGTGAATCGCGGCGTCGAGTGGGCGGCTGAGATCATGCTCGCTGTGGATATACTTGATCTCGTGCTGGATGGGCGCATGAGGGGACGTTGGCCGAAAGACGAGGAGCCGACTTTCACCGTGCGTGCCAACGCGCTTTCAATGAAGCCTGGGAGTAGCTGATGGCCCTCACATTCGTGGCTGACGTTCACGTGGCGAACCATGCGCGCTTTGGTGGCGCATCGGTGGCCGGCATCAACGTGCGATGCAAGCTCGTGCTCGATGCGCTTGGACACGCTTGCGAGCTTGCGCGTAATTCACAAGCTCTGTTTGTGTTGGGTGATCTACTCAACCGTCGGCCGTCACCGCAGATCCTTGATGCCGTTGCACTCCGGTTGCTTGCCGGACCGGAGCGCATCGTGCTGCTCGTCGGCAATCATGAGCGATGCAGCCCCGCCGATCGTGATCACGTTCTCGCGCCGCTGGGGCACGCAGAGCGCATCGAGATCGTCGAGCGCCCCAAGGTGCTTGATCTTGGTGTGTTGGTAGCGTGCGCTCCTTGGACAGGTAACGGGGCAGAGACAGACATCAAGGAAGCTCTCAGGTGTTTGGGTAAGCCACGCAAGGGAGCCAAGCGCGTGCTCGCCGGGCACTTCGGTGTGGCCGACGACGACACGCCACCGTGGCTGAGGAAAGATGGATCCTTGGACTGGATCTCGCACGCGGAGTTGTGTGAGCTTTGTTTACGTGCCGGCGTCTCACATGTCTTCTGCGGGCACTGGCACAAGCGCAAGCATTGGCCGGGTGTCGTCGAGGTGCTTCAGCTTGGGACTCTCGCTCCGATCGGCTTCAGCGACGTTGGGCTTGAAGGCTACGGGACTGTGGCACGGTTCAGCGGCTCACATGTCGATATCGCATATGTACCTGGGCCGCGCTTCATCGAGCTGGGCGCCAGCGATGCAATCCCTTCCTACGCTGTGACCCATGAAGGCTGCTCAGTGTTCGCTTCGATCGCGCACTCTGGGGACATGGTAGAGCGCAGTGCACAGGCTGAGGTGTGTGTGGAGCGCGGTTGGCTTGCTGCTGCTTCTGTGGTGCCCGACGAGCGCGAGCAGCGCACGCAGATGGATGCGGCTGCGCGTGGCGCGCGGTCATCGAGCACGTTGGCCGAAGCTGTTGAGGCATTCGTCGCATCAATGCCCCTCGACGAGAGTGTGCCCCGTGAGAAGGTGCTGTCAGCCACGCGAGGCTACCTCCACCTACCGGATGAGCCGGGTGGGCCGGTTCATGTTCGCATCACAGCATCGAGCGTTGCGCGCGCCCTCAACTGCTCGTGGTGGGCGCGTTCAGACGTTCGAGTGTTCCCCGCGCCTAGTGGTCAGGCCGCCGAGCGAGGCACACTTGGTCATGCGATCTTGGCGGCGCGGCTGATGGGGCAGACGCCGCCCGCTGCTTCGGTCGAGCTTATGGCGTGCGTTGAGCTGGCGCTCAAGTGGTGGTCCGGGCTCGGACTGTCTCCGTCAGCAGAAGTGCTGGTCGAGCAGCCGTTGGCCCTCGACACGCGCAAGCTTTCGGCGCGGATACCGTCCAGCAAGGGACAGCGAGATTACTCGCGCGTGTTGGACCACGAGGTGCCGGGAACCGCCGACGTGCTGGTAGACGATCCCAAGCGCGGGCTCATCGTCATCGACTGGAAGTTCAGTTCGTATGATCCATCACGTTACCGCGAGCAACTTCTTACGCTCTCGACTATGTGGGCGGGTGTGCGTGGCGGTGATCCGGTGACGGCCTACGCGCTTGCCGTTGATAGGAATGTGATCATTCCAAGGAGGTGGTTCTTCGAGTCTGAGCACATGCGGGATCACGCCTGCGCGCTCGCCAAGGTCATGGAGCAGTTGCCGAGTTCTGAACCGCACGATGGTGCTCACTGTAAGTGGTGTCCAGCCGAGCACACCTGCCCGCTATGGAGGTCACGGTGATCAAGCAAATCTCTCTCGCTGGATTCATGTCTCACGACGAGTTCACATTCAATCTGCCGGAGCGCGGGTTGGTGGTGGTCACGGCGCCCAACGGGCGCGGCAAGAGCGCGCTCATCGAAGGAGTGGCCTGGGCTTGCTGGGATCGCACGCTTCGTGGAAAGCCTCCGTGGCGCAGTGGAGAGCCCTGCAGGGTGGTGCTTGCAACTGAGCGCGGGGTGGTGGAGCGGAACCGAGATGCGCGTGGCAAGCGATCGTTGAAGTGCTGGAGCGCGGACAGCCCGAACGCTGTCGAGGGCGATTCAGCTACATCTACACTCGCAGCGTGGGTTGGTGAGTTCTCGGTGTGGCGACGGACACACGTTCTGTCGAGTACCGATGCCGATCACTTCTCAGGCGCAACGGACTCCGAGCGCAAGGAGCTTCTGGAATCGATGCTCGGGCTCGACTTCTCTGATGCGCTGGAAGTGTGCCGGCGTGACCTCCGAGAAGCGGAGACGACGCGCGGTCTCGGGGCGGATCTCTTGCAGCGTCTTGGTCGCGATGGCGTGTCGGTGGAGCGGCGGCGTGTGGACGCTGAGAGCATGTTGGAAGTCCTACAGGCGAAGCCACAGCGCGAGACGTCGGCAGTTGTACTCTCGCTCGATGATGCACAAGCGAAGGCGAGCAAGCTCGCCAAGTTACTTGGAGCAGCAAGAAAGGAAGCGGCCGATCTGCGCGGTGGGCTGCGCAGCCGGGATCGCGCTGTCAATGCACTAGACGCCGCAGTGCGTTTGGCAATGGCGCCCGTGACCAAGCTCGGTACCGCCCCCAACTGTCCAACCTGCGGCCAGGCCATCTCGGCCGAGATGCGCGAGAGCCTACGCGCTGACGCGGAGCGCGTGGCGGGGGAAGCTCGGCAAGAACAAGCCGAAGCCGTGCGCTACCGCGCAGAAGTGGAGGCGACGCTTGCCGAAGCGGAGAGCGACGCGGCTGCCATTGAACGTCGTTGCTCGGCAGCGCAAGCGGAGCTTGGCGCAGCGACGGCGCGAACCAAAGCGGCGCCGAACGCCGCAGCCATGCATGCAGCCCAAGAGGCGCTACGTAGTGCTGAGAGCGACCTGGCAGACTTGACCCGTAGAGCGGCCGAGGCGCAGAGCGGAGCGGACGCGAGCACAGCCAGGGTCGCTGTCCTTCACGGCGCTGAGCAGGCGCTTGGTCTACGTGGTGTGCGCGCGCACGTCCTGGGTCGGGCGTTGCTCGGCATCGAGGCAGCTTGCAACCGCTGGCTGACGATCTTGAGTGATGGCGAGCTGCACGTCTCGCTGAAGCCGAGCACTGAGCGCAAGCACGGTGGGTCGGTGGACAAGATCGGACTGGCGGTGGACGGAGCCGGTGGTGGGTACTACGAGGGTTGCTCTGGCGGGCAACGCCGTCGCATCGACGTCGCCATGCTGCTCGGGCTGGCCGAGATCAACGCCGCCGCCAGTGGACACTCTGGCGGTACGCTGTGGCTGGACGAAGCGATGGACTGCCTCGATGATGCCGGCGTGGCCAGTGTCGCCGAGGCGCTCGAGGAGCTGTCGCGCGATCGCGCGGTGGTGCTTATCACGCATTCGGCCGCGCTCGCGGAGCTGGCCGGATCGAACATCGTGCGGTTGTAGACGCTAAATGCGAACGGATCGCATAAGAAGATATCATGAGTGCAACGGGAAGAAGCAAGGCTCGACACACCGGCGACCAGTATACTACGCCCGCTTGGTGTGTCGAAGCGATCCTCAGTGCGCTGTACAGTAGCGGCAGTGACCTACCCGAGGTCGTGCTTGACCCGTGCTGCGGTGATGGGAGCCTGCTGCGCACCGTCGAGCAGCATCTGCTAGGTGCTCACAAGTGCGAGGTAAGTTGCAAAGGGATCGAGATCGACGACATCCTTGCCTTCCGCGCATCGAAGGTGTGCAGCGTGATCGAGGGTGACGCCACCGCAGTGGGATGGCCCGCGGCCGATCTCATCATCACCAACCCGCCCTATTCTCTGGCTGAAGAGTTCGTGCGAAAGGCGCTCGCCGAGGTTTCGCAATACTCAACGATCGTGATGCTGCTGCGTCTCAACTGGCTTGCAAGCTTGAGGCGCGCAGCTTTCCACTGCAAGCATCCGGCCGACATCTATGTGCTGAGCAAGCGTCCAAGTTTCACGGGTGGACGCACCGATGCGTGCGAGTACGCTTGGTTCTGCTGGGGGCAAGGAAGGGGCAACAGATGGTCGATCCTTTGAACGTGGCAAGCAAGCGGGGCGCACGCAGCCGAACCTACGGCCACGACTTCGAGCGGCTGATCGTGCGTATGCTCAAGAAGCGCTTTGCGCATTATCCTTGGGCAGAGCAGCTACGCCGATCAGATCAGACACATCACGCGCACCTTCCCGATGTCGCCGGGTTGCCGGGCATCTGGCCCGAGCTTCAGACGGGGCAGAGCTGCACGCCTGAGGTCAAGCTGGAGCAGGCCGAGAACGATATCAATTGCGCGTGGCGTGAGGGCAGTGAGGGCGTGTCCGCGGTCGTGATCTACCGGCGCAAGCGTTCGCGCGACGTTCGCGTAGCAATGCGCATCAGCGTGTTGCTAAAGCTGCTTCGGATTAACGGCATAGTGCCCGGTGCTCTATGCATGATCGAGATGAGCTTCACAGACTTCTGCGAGATGTACGCCCGATCGGGAATGCCAGATCGAGGTTGCGTTGATACAGAGACGTCATGACGAAGCTGTTGAACGCGACGAGACAGCTAGCGGCGATCATCGGTGCTCATGCGGCGTGGCGCCGCGGCAAGCCCGGCGGCGTCCGGGCCGACCTTCGCAAGGCCGATCTGAGCGGGACCGACCTTCGCGGCGCCATCCTGACCGGCGCCGATCTCGATGGCGCCAACCTGACGCGCACGAACCTGAGCGACGCGAACCTTCGCGGCGCCGCACTGAGCGGCGCCCACCTGAACGGCGCGAACCTGACGCGCGCGAACTTGAGCGACGCGAACCTGACCGGCGCCGCACTGACCGGCGCCGATCTCGATGGCGCCACCCTGCGCGGCGCCAACCTTCGCGGCGCCGCACTGAGCGGCGCCCACCTGGCCAACGCCGACCTGTCGCGCGCGGACCTGACGCGCGCCCACCTGACGCGCGCGGACCTGACCGGCGCCGATCTCGATGGCGCCAACCTGACGCGCACGAACCTGAGCGACGCGAACCTTCGCGGCGCCGACCTGCGCGGCACATGTCTGGACCCAGCGGCGCCCGTGCCCGCGCCGACCGCAGAGGAGTGCGTGGCTGCTGGCCTGGAGGTCGAGTCCGTCGAGGGCCGCGATCGCGTGTGGGGCTGGCGCACCGCGCGCTCACACCACTGCGCAACAAAATACACGCCCGGTGAGCACGTCGCGCCGTGGTTCTCGGTCGACATGGCAACCGAGTGCCACCCTGGGATCTACTTCGCCTCACGCGCGTGGCTGGATCGCGAGTGCATCGATGAGCCACTCGTGCGCTGTTGGGTGTGGCGTAGCGAGATCGTACACGTGCTGGACAAGTGGAGGGCGAAGAGGATCGTGGTCGTGTGGACGCCAGGGCTCACACGTCCGAGTCGCGGTCGCGCTGGCAGTCCTCCCAAGGCTGGCACGACCGCGACTCGGGCAGATGAGCCCGGTGACACAATGGCGACTAACAGCAGAATCAACCACGTATTCGAGATGCTCGACGCAGAGCAGGGAGGTGCGAGATGAACAAGGACACTTACGCGGACATCGAGCGGGACGTGCACGTGCTGATCTCTTCCGCCATCACTTTCGGCATACAGCGAGAGCAGATGAAGCAGGTGGAAGTGGTGTTCACTGAGCGTCAAAATCTATTGGAGGCGAAGCTCAAGGATCTGTTGCAGGGGAGCGATGACTGACATGCGCCCATCCATCATCGTCGAATCGCGGCACTGCCCTGCGGACTGGCTCGCGAGCGTGCTGCGGCAGCGCCTGCTCGGTCGCGGTGAGACGTGCGCGCGGTCGAGGTCGACGAGCGGGACCGCGACATCACGGGTGCAGCGTGATCGTCGAAGATTATCTGGCGTTCATGAAACATCGGTGGTTGTGCGTGTACGGCGCATCGGTGGCCCTTCAAGTCCATGAACTGATGCGCGCTGGCGGGCCCGACGACGTCGCACCCTTGATGGGTGCGATCAAGAAGCTGGCCAGGGCGATTGCAGACTTAGATGCGGAAGGCGAAGCTACATGAGCCAGCCACCAGATGCCGGCTATCGGCCCTCGAATGCAGCCAGATGGCTAGAGACGACGCCATTTCCGCGCTAGCCGCGAACGACCGCGAAGACAGAGAAGACGCCAAGGCCGCGCAGCGAGAGGCCGGGAGGGAGCCATGAGCAAGACGATCACAGAGTGGGCCGGCGAGGGTGAGGGCAAGTACGACCGCCTGCGCTCGACGAAGCGCGAGGCGGATGCGAAGGAGACGCCCCGTGGCTGAGCTGCCCAGCGAGGAGCTGGACGAGCTGGAGCGGCTATACCGTGCGTGGCTACTCACCGATTGGACGTCGGAGGAGTACCCATTCGAGGTAGCTTTGCCCGACGCCCTCCCCGCCCTGCTCGCCATGGCCCGCGAGTTGCTCGAGCTGAAGGCGCAGACGTGCGCGACGTGCGCCCGCGGTGAGCCGGTCGTGTTCGAGGCTGACTGCTTCATCGACGAGGACGACATCCAGTGCGCGCGCTGGGGGGATTACTGCCCCCGCGCCGGGCACTGCCACGAGTGGGTGAGGAAAGGATAACGACATGTTCACTGTCCGCTATTTGAGGAGTGTCGAGGGCTGCACCTGCGGCGGCACAGCCAGTGACATCATTGCGGTGCACGAGCCAATGTGCGGGTGGGAACAGGCTCCCGACCCCCACGAGATGGCCGCCGATGTTGAGCGCGCCGCGGCGGTGGCGTACCTGCGGGAGCGGTCGCGCACATGCGGCTGG